GGGGAGGATTCGAACCTCCCTCCTGAGCTTGCGCCCAGTTACCAGGCCCCTGCTTTCGCAGGACCCCACACTGAAGTTTGAAGGAAACTTCCAACTTTGGATACTGGAAGGGTCGGAGACCCTTGACGTACGAAGCGTGCGTCGAACTCTTCGATGGAGTGCGTGACTCCACCGTCGTTATCACGGCCCCTCCCCGATGCCGGACAGGACTCCTAGTAATAGGATATCCTGCGTAGCTAGGGGGGAGGGCAACCAGACCTTTAGACCTCTCATCAGATGATGAGTGGCCTGCGGGTCACTCTCTAGAAACTGACTGTTTGAGAAACACCACGTGGGGGGGCAAATTTCTAGCCCCCCGCATCTCTCATGAAACAATAAGTGAGAAGTGTGGTAGAACAACTCTTCCTTTCGACCAAACCGACGGTTTGGTGTCCGGGACTCTCAGTTTTACGCTCGGTCTAGTGGAAACACGATGAGTATGGATTAGATCCAACACCCAGTAGAGGTTAACAGCCTCCCCTTTCGGGAAAACTGCCCCTGACACACCTTAGGACTAACGACCTAAGGGTCCGTTTGGCCACCTGGGAGAAAGGAGGACTCTTCGACAAGCTCAATCAGAGGTTTTGAAAATCTGATCAAGTCATCGAGGACTCGTCCTGGAGAGCTACTGGAGATATCTCCGATAGAAGTAACAGGGCGAAAGGATTTCGCATCCTGGCACTCTGGGCCGGCCTGCCTCCCCCTTGGGCGTGAAAACCCCAAGGGAAGACGAGGATTTGGTAATCGCTCTAACTCTCTGCAACATGCTAATAACCATCAGAACTTTCGTTCCGGGAGGAATTGTCCTCCACAATGGCTTTCACACGTCCGCAATCCTTTGCCAGCTCCCAGGACATAAACTCTACCAGAAGGTAGATTTTATGAAATGTGCAGCTGGATTCTACGCTATCGTCGATCCTATGGACAACGAGTCCATCTTGTACTTATCCGAGCGCGATTACAAACTTACAGTCCGAGTGGCAATGTCACAGGATACTGTACTTCTTGTGCTCGCAAGGCCAGGTGATACCCGGACCGCTTCTACAAGTGCTGTACTTACGCCATCCTCAGATTCTAAAAATTCCCCCCCTCGACCTGCCGGTATTCCTTCTGATTGGGTATTGCTACCCTTTAAGGAGGGACACCGGTGGGGTCCTGCAAAAGTGGAGATGGAGCTACGTCGTGTAGCTCCAAAGCGTGGACAGAAAACTGTCGACGCTCTCCTAGGGCGGCCCATCCGGGCTACCTCAACACTGTCGGATTTACCGACGGTGACTTTTGATCGTCGTGAGACGAACAGGAGAAATTTCCAAAACCTTTGGTGGCATGTTTCCAGGTTGCAGAAGTTCTTGTCTTACGACGAGAACGGCGATCCAATGGTCGCGCTAACAGCTGAGACGCTGTTAACTCTTATCTTGAATTGGGGTATCGACCTCAATATCAAGGTAGGAGGACCTTTAAGTATCAAGCCTGGAATGCGAGATGCACTGTTCTCTTTAGGAAGGAACCTTGCCCTCATCCTCCAAAACCGGGGAAAATCTTCCCTGGTGGCGAAAATGAAGAACACGCTGTTCTTCGTTAATCGCTGGCTTGGAGGTGTGAGAGAAGTAAATCCCTTCCTTTTAGGAGAGCCTGTTGGTATGGCCCGTAGTGGTCTTCCTCGGATAATACCTTTGTATTTCCGTAGAAAGATTGCTGCGAGAGATATCAAGGCGATCAGACTGATCACCTCGATCCTCAAGGCATATACTGTCTTTGAGGCTCCTCATCCCCAGACGGCTCTCCAGTCAGTGACTGGGAGCCATCCAAATATCCCAGCAGAAAATCTGGAAGACTTCCGGAAATTCTGTAAGGATGTATTTTGGCCTCAGGTGGTACGAAAGTACGCACGTGAGGCTGGGCTTGAGGGGGTCATGAGACCGTACCTACGGGTAGACCCAGAGTCTCGCCCTTATATCCCTGTCCGTGGTGGACCCAACCACTCAGTAGGTTTACTGGGTGCTCCTCACGATGCTCTTGCCTGGCACGCTGCCAGACAAAATCATGTATTGGAGTGGGCCCGCCACATGGGAGATACGAAGACAGAACAGCTCTTCGCCCAGTCCCTTGCACAGGGCCAACTTATGCAGGAACTTTCCCCAATGGGAAGTAAACTACATAACTGGTCTCCAGGAATCTCTTACGATACAGGTAAGCTTGGGCTACTGCCTGAGCCTGCCGGTAAAGTAAGAATAATCGCAATTGCGGATTACTGGACCCAACGGCTGATGAAGCCGGTGCACGATTGGATGATGAAAGTTCTCTCCGTCTTACCGACGGATGCGACCTTTGATCAGGAGGGATCCCTCCGTTCATATGTCGAGGCTTGCGCCTCGGCTGGTGTGGTGACACACCACAGTATCGACCTAAAGTCGGCTACTGATATGATTCCACTCGAGCTTTATGAGGCCGTGCTTGGGGGTATCTGGGAGAAGAGGACAGTAGAGCTATGGATGGCTCTCTTGACCGATCGGTTCTTTCGCGTCCCGGATAACGAACTCGTGGCTCCTCGACTACGCCAGACTCACGTCCAGTATGGTCGGGGGCAGCCTATGGGGACTCTGTCCTCATGGGCGTCCATGGCACTAGTACATCACGCGTTGGAGCTTTACTCAGCACAGTGTGCAGGTAAAGATCCTAGAACGTTTACGATGTACAGGGTGTTAGGAGACGATAACGTTACTGGGGATTGCGCGGTGGCAAAGAGTTACCGCGAGAACTGTGCTCGACTCTCCGTACCTTTCTCCGAAGCGAAAACTTTGAGTGGGCAGTTGTTCATTTTTGCTTCCCAGATTTATCTGGGAGACCAAAATGTCTCACCTATGTCTTTGAAAGAGGACATGGGTGTGAAATCATTCAGTCAGCGTCTTGAGATGGCACTGCGTGCCGTCAAGAGAGGTTGGTTGAGTGATAAGCCGACGACTGCTCGCTTCTTACGTCTGCTCCTAAGAGGACAGGATTACATCCGGTCCACGAAGGAGTTTGCGTTAGGGAGATTGGGAAAGGTTGCTCAAGCAGCATTGGTCAGTGCCTTTGGGGTAACTGGCCGGGCGATCGCCCAGCTAGCACCTCAAAAGTCCTCGTATATGCCCTTCTTACTTGCGATGCAAGGTAAGGTTCAGGCGTTAGAAGGAGACCAAAGCCACTTGAGCTCATCGGTCCGCTCAAATCTCGCGGAGATTGAGCTCCTTTTATGCATCTCGATCATGCGCAGCACGATCGGGCTGATAAAAAGGGAGCTCGAACTCCTGAGACAAGCTCGGATTCGATGGGGAGAGTGGAGGGACGCGATCGTAAGACGGGGAATTCTTCCCCTCTCATACAGACAAGGTCCAGTTTCCTGGATCTTGAATGTACCAGAAAAGTCTTACGACGAGTTACCCCTGGAGGACCAGATGGTCGATCCAGGACTATGGGGGTCTTATTCAGAGGCCGTCTGGCCCCTGATTCTAGACTCCTATGGACCCTATATTGGAGTCTCAACCTCAGACCCTCTCGTGTCCGACTACGACGCCGTCGTGGACGAAGACGAGGGATATGGGGAAGAAGACTGTGGTATGGGTGTAACTTTTTCAAGTTCCTCCACCGCAGTGGTGACTACTGGCGGACTCAAGGTCGAGATTCCAAAAGTAATTTTGGAGACCGAGACCTTGTTGTCCGAGGCCGAATCTGCGCTGACGAGTCTAATCCGTTTTGACGGAACGACTCCTCCCGCTGGGGTTCAAAGCCCTTGGGACTTGGTGGAAAAGGTGATCCGTGCTAAGGCAGAAATGCCCCGGCTTCCGGAGTTTTACACCTTGGACTCCTTGATCCCGGATCGGACTCCAAAGGCAGTAGATCTACTTCGATCATGGGTAAGACAAATGAAGTCTTTCCATGAGGTTTCGAGGTACCTACCTATTGAGTCAGACTTTTCGGTCTCTGTGGAGGCTCCTCTTGGGGTCTTCTCGGAGCACGAAGAGGCTCTCAATAGTACAGAGCGAAGTTTACTTCAGTCTCTTAAAGGAAAACGAGGGTCTTCCTCTGACCCGGTCAGCCGAAAGGCAAGCCACGAGGTGGGCTTACCCATGGTAAGAAACGTCGGTTAGATTCGCTACCG